TAATAATAATAGTATATCCCCAAAAGATAAATTTTTAAATGATGTTAAAGAATTAGAGCCTAAAGACTATATAGAAGATTTTTTAGACTATTGGACTGAAGAAAATAATAAAGGCAAAATGAGGTGGGAATTAGAAAAGACTTGGAACACATCACTAAGATACAAAAGATGGGTAAGAAATAATGCTAAGTTTGAAAAGACCACTAAAACTACTGAACCTAAATTCCCAGATTATTATGACATACATTTTGCTAAAAGGTTAGAACAAGACCAGACAGCTCTTAGAAGTTATTACAAGCATTTAGAGAGCTTGGGTTATGAAAAGAAAGTAAATCATTATGACGGTAAAATTAAATGGATTAAAAGATGAATATTGTAGTATCAGTAATATGGAATGGGTTAATGCTTGGGGTGCGACACTTTGAAGCAGACAAAAACCATCCTTATTTTGAAATGAGAATATATTTACTACTAATACAACTAACAATATTTATAGATAACAGAAAATGAAAGAAGTAGAATTACAAAATAGTATAGTTACATACTTAGAATATACAGGAATGTTATTTACTTGTACGCTTGGGGGTGTGTTTTTGGGTAAGTCTAATTGGAAACAAAAGAGAATGTTATCTAAACACTATTCAAAAGGTGTTCCAGATGTTCTTATTTTTGAGCCATCTAACAATGATAAATACCATGCTTTAATGGTAGAACTTAAAGTAAAAGGAAACTACCCTACAAAAGAACAAAAAGAATGGATAGCCAAATTAAATGCAAGAAATTATAAAGCTGTAGTATGTAGGTCGTTAGATGAATTTATAGAAATAATAAACGCATATAAAAATGAGACCATTTAGATTTTATAAAAACATAAGAAAACCAAGTCACACTATATTTACTCATTGTTTTGTGTTCTTTGTAGATGATGGCAAAAAAGGGGAAACATTTATACTTAGAGATTTAGACACAGACTTTGAGGGGGTAGATTATAATAAGTATATCTATAAAAAAGAAAAAGAGTTATATGCTAAGTATGACACAAATGTAAAAATAGAAGGTAGCAGACTTGGGCTGTGGGAATATGAACAATTACTAGAACTTGGTGTACCTAAATTGTGTTAAGTCTAAACATATATATAGACAAAAAGTATACCAAACTAAATGAAATTAGTAGGAAATTAACATCAGAAAAATATCCTGATTATGAAGATTTACTACACGAAGTTGTTTTAGAGCTTTACAGCAAAGAGGAGGGGTTGATTAATGGTTTAATTCAAAGGGGGGAATTACTGTATTATATCGTAAGAATTATGATTAATCAGTACCATTCGTCAACTTCACCTTTTTACGCTAAATATAAAAGACATTATAAACTAAGAAAACAATATAAAGAAAATTATATATTTAATAAAGGGGGTGGTGTTGGAATAGAAAACTGGGAGGAGTTAAAAGAAATGGAGAGAAAACTGAATTGGATAGATAAAAAGTGCCAAAATTTAAACTGGTTCGATGTACAGGTGTTTAAAATATACTATCTAAATGGCTTCAGTTTAACATCTATGCAAATGGCTACAAAGATTAATAGAAACACTTTAGGTAAATCAATAAGAATAGTAAAAAAGTATTTAAAAAATGAACAAGAAAAAGCTTGAAATGATAGAAAATTGCATAGAAACGTATAATGCTATAGAATATTTTGAAAATTTTAGAATGAAAGACTTATTAGAAAAAGACCAATTTTATATTAAACACCTAATTAAATATATAAAATATTTAGAAAATGAAAGAAAAAAGTAAAGGGCTTGGTGATACCATATCAAAGATTACAAAGGCTACAGGAATAGATAAAGTGGCTAAAGCAGTATTAGGAGATGATTGTGGATGTGAAGAACGAAGAAAGAAACTGAACCAAATGTTTCCAAACTTTAGAAATATAAGACAATTTACAGAAGATGAGATGAAGATATATGATGAAGTAATACCTGCTGTAGATAAAAAGGGTATGCTTACTCCTGCTGAAAGGGGAATAGTATCAGCTTTATACAAAGGAGTATTTGGCACAGACCCACAATGGAAAAGCTGTAGCCCTTGTAATAAACAAATAATGAATAACCTTAAAAAGGTATATGAAAAGTCTTGTAAGATATGAGAAACCATACTAAGGTATATATGACATTCTTTTGGTTAGATGAAAGTGATTTTATACCCTGTGAAATGTGTAACGCTGAAGGTAAAGACATCCACCATATTATTCCGAGAGGGATGGGTGGAAGCAAGTGTATGGATTATATAGAAAACTTGATATGCCTTTGTAGAGATTGCCATAATAGGGCAGAAACAGACAAGCAATTTAATGTGTATTGTAGAATACAGCATTTAGAGAATGTAAATAAATATTTATACCAACATAAAATAAAAAAAAATGAACAAAATTAAAGTAAGCGAATTAAAATTAAACCCAAACAACCCAAGAACAATTAAGAAAGCTAAGTTTGAAAAACTAAAAAAGTCTATTAAAGAGTTTCCAAAGATGTTAGAATTACGACCAATAGTTGTAGATGAGAACTTTGTTGTGCTTGGTGGTAATATGCGATTACAAGCTGTCAAAGACTTAGGTATAAAAGAAGTTTATTATATACAAGAAAAGGAATTGACAGAAGAACAAAAGAAACAATTTATAATTAAAGATAATGCAAGTTTTGGTGAATGGGATTGGGATATGTTAGCAAATGAATGGGATAACGCAGAGCTGAAAGATTGGGGGATTGATGTGTGGCAACCAGAAAAAGAAATTGATTATAGTATTTTAGACAAAATAGATTTAGATGAAGAAATTGAATCTATGTATAATCAAACAAAAAAGTCAATCATATTAGAATTTCCTGCTGAAGGGTTTGATTTGGTAAAAGGTTTGTATGAAAAACTAAAATTACAAGAAATTGATATGCCTAATTTATTTTATGAGGCTATGGTAAAGTATGAAGAAAAATAAAACTATTCTAATTGTAGGAGGTTGTGGCTCTGGAAAAACTTGGGTTTGTAAACAAATTATTAATGATTATAAATTAAATATAAAAGCTAAAATAAAAAGCGTGTATTTTAATACAAATAAAAAAATTTCAGTAATGGGAAAATATGATGGAAGTATTTTTGAGGGTTCTGATAAATTGTGTATGTCGGTTATGAAAGATGCTGATTATTTAAGGTTCGTGCAAAGAAAAAATAATTTAACCATAATCGCAGAGGGCGATAGGTTTATGAACAGCACTTTTATACAAAAATTTAAGCCATATATAATAAAAATAAAAAATGATGGTAAGAAGGGTAGGGAAAAAAGAATGTCAAAACAAACAGATGGTCAAATAAAAAGAATACAAACCAGAGTGAATAATATAAAAGAAGATATTTCTTTTTCTAAAAGCGAACAAGCCTTACGGCACATAAAAATAATTATAAATGAAAGTACATAAATTAAAAAAAGTTGAACACAATATAAGGATTGGAAAGAGGTGTGAGTATATACCACCCACAATCACTGAAAGTTGCTTATTAGAAGATGATGGGCAAATTATAGGTTTTTATTTAAATGAGTTGCCTGAAAAATTAAAGGCGTATATATCAATAGCAAATAAAGAGTTTATGAGTGATAATGTTCCCAAAACACTATTAGAGCGTTCAGATGTTATGCAAACTCAAAGAAAGTTAGGTATAACCAGAAGTCAGGCAAAGAAGTTGTGTACTGTCCAAATGTCCACTATACTTGGGGGGATATTAGC